AACAGATTTCCGTTGAGTTTGTAAGGCTCTCTGTATGATAACCTGCTCTCCATTCAAAATTGCTTACATCATGAAAAGAATTAACAAGTTATCATACGATATTTCCTTTACAAATTTGATTATAAAAATGATTGTTAAACAATTTAGACTTGATTAGTTTTTCATTAACATTTAATTAGTAGTATGTTCTTGTGTTGTTGCTTATATCATGGAAAGAAGTGAAAACCTATTACAAGTGTAACTTTTGAAGATACGCTGGTAGAGGTATATACAAAGAAGATAAAATCCAAGTATGGATCCATCTTCACTTCTTTAGGTATTGAGGTAGGATTCGCTCAATTTTTGAGAGTGCTTATGGCACATGAGGGTGCCAATGTAATTTCAGAAGAAAATATACGAGCAATCCTACCCAATACCTCAACTAATGAATCATTGAGATTATTCTTACAGAATTTGGAGGTTAAAAAATGAACAAATACAGACGTGGTGCCATTTCATCATATTTAGTCCCAAATCAATACGTAGAGTTTTTAAAATATTGCCATAAACATAATCTAAGTAAAAGCAGGGTAATAAAAAAATGCTGTTATCGCTTATTGTAGTTTAGAACCTAAACCCACTACTAGTAATGTTCGTGTGAGAATTACGAAAGAATTGGATGATATTTTAAAGGAGGAAAAATCTTGATTAAGAGAAATTATCCTTATATAAGACTCACTAGCCAAGCCATAAAGGGAAACTACTATGGCGCCTATGCTAGTACCGATGAGAACTCTACACAAGGTTATACGGTATTTGTCTCACACACAGAAAAAGTCAGAAATTATTGCGAGTGCATTGGATGGTCACTCAAAGAAGCATGTTATCATTTTACTATAGCTCGAGACTTGGAGGAAAGACTCTTTGCCTGATTTTATATCCATCAAAGAAGCCAAGGCATTAGGAAAAGGCAATATTAGATTTACCGTTGTATCACTTGGAGAATTAAAGTCAGGCACCGCCAAATCAGGTGATGAATGGAAAAAACAGGTAGCAGTAATCAAAGATGCATCAGGTGCAATGAATCTTACACTATGGAATGAGAATATAGGTGAAATTATAGATGGTGAATTCTATACCTTAGAGAACGCATACTGGACTGAATACAAGGATGAGCCTCAACTGTCTCTGGGTAACTTTTACAAGTTAAATAAAATATTACAATTAGAAGAACCTGGATCACCCCAGCCAATGTGGGGACCACCAGAAATTGCATCTCCAGCTGCTAAAACTACCCCTCAAGAAAAACTCGAAACAGCCACACAAAACGAAATGATTGCTAAAATCTTTGACATGACTAGTGAAATGTATCATGACTTTATTGATAGGAAAACTAGCTCATGATGGTACGATTAGAATCATTTTGGAATAAATATTGTAATTATATTTTCTATGGTACAGGATCAGTTGCATTAATTGTAGTATTTTGGAAGTTGGTAACTCAATGATGGTACAAGACACCTCACGAAATGCATACCATGAATACAAAAGAACAAAGCTAAAGAAAAGCCAATCAGTCGTGTTAGATGTAATTCGATATTTAGGAAACCCTACAAATAGTGAGATTAGCAAATTTATCGGACTTCCAATTAATGTAATAACTCCAAGAACAAACGAGTTAGTAAAACTTGGTAAGGTAGTAGAAGGAGGAAAAAGGTCTTGCAAAGTGACCCACAAGACAGTTCTAACGTGGAGAGTTGTATAAATGACTAACAAGAACTATCGTAAGGGTGCATCCTTTGAAAGTAGATTTATCGCCAAATTATTAAAACATGGACATGCAGTCAAGGCAGGTAGATTTTACGCCTCTAGAGGAATTACAGATGTTTGGTGGTTAGATGAGCAAGGTAGACACCATGAGGCCCAACTAAAGTTCTCAAGCATCAAAGAACCACACATACCAAAAGAAGAGTTATGGGAATTAAGAACATTTGCAAACAAGTTTGAAAAACAGATTACTACGTGGCTAGTGAAAAAACAGGCACTAAAACCACAAATCATGGAGAAGATAACAACCAATGACGCTAGACGAGAAAACAAGAAGGTAAACTGGAAAGAGACTCAGGTGTTTGATAATTCCAATCCAGGAAGATACCAAAATTTGTCAATATATCGGGAGAGGTGGAGATAATGCCTGGAAGGAATTCAAAATTCAAATCAATCACAATTAATGAGAAAACTTTCGATAGATTGGGATTATCTTCTCAGAAAGTCACTGATGCAATAGAAAAATACCTACAAGAACGAATGGAATTACAAAGTCTTGCCTCAAAGATAACACATGTACCTGAGAGTGTACGCGTGTATACACCATTTTCTATGAAAAAAAAAGGGGAGAGAAATGAATTTTGATCTAAAATGCCCTACATGTAATAATATAGGTGATTTATTCATAAACTCACCAGAAGAAGGGATCCTTACTTGTTCAAATACAGAATGTAGAGTTGAGTACTATCATGGTGAGAAAAGAGAGAGAGGAGAGACACGATGATAAGAAATCTCTATACATACATACATACATACATACACATAGGAAAGGAAAAAGAAAGAAAGAGAGAGAGTGCTACTAATCTATCTATTTACAATATAGAACAATATTCTCAATTTAGAAGAATTTTAGAAGTGAATGATGATAATGTGAGTTCTTTTCTTGCAGATGTTATCCAAATAATATTAGAACAGTACGATCTAAAAGAACACAGTTTAGACAAATACCTAGATGAATCCGATACAATCAAACCCAATATTGATGCAGATCCCCTTAAAATTTTAAAATATTTACAAACATTACCTCGAGAAATTCAAAAAGAATATGAAGAAAAAATTCATGCGTAATTATACCTACATTAGAGCCATTACACAAGGTGAGAAGGAACTAGATAACTATCCATATCTTTGGAGTAAATATCACTAATGGAATTGTGGTTGTAAAATAATGATCAACAAAATAATTAACGGTGATAGTCTAGCAGAGTTACCAAAAATTCCTAATGATCATGTGGATTTAGTTATCACTGATCCACCTTTTGCTATAGGACTCAAAGCAAAAAAAGCAAATTACAACAGAGATTCATCTTTTGTTCTTGATGGGTATAATGAAATTAAACCAGAAAACTATGATAACTTTTCTTTATCGTGGATAATGGAATGCTTTAGAATACTAAAAGACTCTGGATCAATCTATATTTTTTCAGGTTACAATCATCTTGAATCCATATTAAGAGCAGTTAGACTTGCAGGTTTTATTGTAATCAATCATATCATATGGAAATATAATTTTGGAGTTTATTGTAGCAAAAAATTCATCACTTCACATTACATCATAATATATGCTGTAAAAAATCCTAAAAAAAGAAACTTTTACACTGATTGTAGATTTCAAACTACCAAATCACAGTATTCAGATATGGAAGATGTTTGGTGTATAAAAAAAGAGTATTGGACAGGCAAAGTAAAACCACCTACAAAATTACCCACAGAGATTATATCAAAAATTTTATCCTATTCATCTAAAGAAAATGATCTAGTATTAGATCCATTTTTGGGAAGTGGTCAAGTTGCTCTAGTGTCATATCAAATGAAACGAGATTATCTGGGAATTGAGATAGTTAAAAAATACTGTGATTTTGCAGAGAAAAGAATTGAGGAAAACAAGAAATGACTTGTAAAGGAATCTGCATAAAATACAAGGCCAGTGGAATTAATGGTGGTAGATATAAAGACGGACAGAAAAGATGCCGAGATTGTGACATTTACATAAAATATGATGGTGTATTTTGTCCTTGTTGCGGACATCAATTATGACCCTCGGAATCCCTTGTAATTCATGTGCACATGATACTTGTGGCAGTTGTGTAGCAGAAAAACTAGAAGGTATGGGTTTTATCCAGAGTGCCAAATATCACTGCTCATGTGCAAATAAGGGTCATCATAATACAAAATCCCAAGAACTTCCAAACAAGACAGTATTTAGCAGTAAAAAAGATACAGACCCAGCCCATCCTAGAGAGATTCAAGGGAATACAGATGATGAGTATAGGGATGATGAATCATGAGTTATATTCATTCTAAATATTGGGAAGATGCCAAATTTGGGCAAGAACATAAACGAATCACAAGAAAAAACGAATGTCTTTGTTCTAAGTGTCAGGAGGAGGGATAAATAATGTCTGATACACAAAATAATTCATGTGTTGTCTGTGAGGATGAACATCTTAGAGCACATAGATTTGATTTGAAAGTATGGTGTGAATGTAGGTGTCACCGGCCATTAAGGAGATTAATTGAGCCTTTTTAGAACCTCAGACTATGCATCAAAAAAGGAAACAATACACAAGGTAAGACTCCCTACTCAGGCCAAATCTAAAGTGCAGTTCTGTCGCAATTGTAATTGTAAAAACAAGGATTCTGCAATAGTATGTACTCAATGTGAAATTACTTTGAGAAAACCCCCTTTACGAAGGAAACTGAGGTAAAGAAACAATGGCTGAACCCTCATCTAGAAGTATATCTGTTTTTAATTTAAAAAAAAGTTTTGAATTTATTGAATTTTATAAATGGTGTGAAAAAAACAACAGGCTTCCTATGAAACTAATCAAAAAATATTGCAGATATACAGTGTTACAGGATAGGGAGTTGGAATAATTGGGAGGATTCCCGTCTCAGTTGATTCAACGTCTGGAGAGGTCGGTAAATATTATAAACACTTAATAAATAATATGATCTAATACAATCATGAAAGTGTGCTTTGATCTAGATAAATTCTTGTATGATATGATAGTAAAGAGTGGAAAGGAGAATGAGCGTTCTGTGGGGGCAGAGATTAGATTCCAATTAAAGAAATGTTATGAAGTTGGTACTAAATAATACATTATTCTCAATATTTCTTTATATACTAAACCGTAAACTATTTTTATGATTAGTATCTATACGTTATATATATGAAAATGGGAAGATCAGACATTGAACACCAGGCAGATATAGTGGTGAATATGACTAATGTATTAGCTATTAGGTTCTTTAAATTTGCTAAAGACTTGACCGAAAAGGATGACATGGAATATCTCACTGATTTAGCCAAATCAATAGGGTATCTCACTGGAGTGAGTACAAACGTGAACAAATCATTCAAGCATGAGAAGAGACTAAAGGTTATAGAGGATAAACTAAAGAACACTATACCTAACATGCAAATGTTTGAGGATGCCCCATTGGAGAAGTATAGATGACTAAACATGAATTGGATTTATCCCGAAAACCTCCAATTCAATTAGAATTTAATGAATTAGGTTGTCCATATTGTATGATACCTCTTATACCTGGGAAGGTAGAGATGTATTACAAACAAAAGCCGATAGGATATTTTGATGGATTAAAATGTAACCTGTGTAATTATGGATTATTTACTGAACAAGGCTGTATTGATTCAGAAAATGTGATAAAATATGGTACACAAACTTCATCAAATGAAATAGTAAATCTTTTAAAATTTGGAGAGATGGAATTTAAAGGAAGCTTCACTAATGATGTAAGTGAATTACGAATGGATATTACAACAGAGGAATATAGATGCTGAATAACACCTGTCAATTACGATTCGATGTAGGTGATACTACTGATAATATAACATATCTATTCGAGTATGATGACATAGGAACCTATGAGCACGTATGCTCAGGATGCAATGAGAGAGATTCGCTTCACACAAGATGTAGAGAAAAAGCCTGTCGAACACAATTGTATAATGAAAATATCAAATTAATCAAAGAAGGTTATATGCATGTAGGCAGATACATGACTTTCAAGTGGTGGGAATTCTAATGTCTACCCGTGTTTTGTCTAGGCGTCAATCTATACCTAATAATTTATACGTCATGATTTACATATTGACAGATAATGCCACACACATTAGATTTTAGACTAGAACAGGTGGAGCAGCAATTAGAGGAGATAGATAATCCAAATATTAACAACTTGGGGGCTACTGATGTTTGGGATTGGGTACAAAAGTATAGACCAAATGTGGGTGGTGAAGAAAGAAACTTTGATCTAATACCATTTTGGAAGGAATTTTACATGGACCCACACAAAAGAAAAGGTGCGCTATGTGGTAGGCAAGTATACAAATCCACAGCAGCCACTGACCATCTAGCATTTATCCCAACTATAGGCTCGTTTAAGAGTACGGGATATGTGGTACATGATCCTGACTCACTAGAAGCATTCAGTATAGAACGAGTAAGGGAAGGAACATTCCTAGCAAATCCTCAACTAGCATCGTTTCTACCACATGGCAGAGCCAACGTGAAAACAATACGACTAACTAATCATTCTAGGATGTACTTTAGACATTCCCAGCACAACTATCAGAAAATTGAAGGACTAACATTATGGCTACTAATATTAGACGAGGCACAGAAACAAGACCTCACAAAACTCAGAGTAGCAATGCATACTATACGAACCACTAAAGGACCACTCATCATGTTTGGAATTGGTGGTGAAGAGGGAAGTTCTTGGCATGATCTTATAATGAGAGAAGCCGAGATATATGACTGGGAGTATGATGACAAATCTGACTATATTGACTCAGTGACTAATAGAGTGTGGAAGAATCAAGGCTGGCGCAATAAGCTAAAATTTGATGATGAAGGAAAGATAATCAATACCACTGAAGAGACCTCAGACATTCTAGGAGGAAAGATTCGAAAGATTCACTCTCCAACTTCAGGGGTGCCAACATACAAGATGTATCATTTCCCTCAAGAGATATTCGCCACAATCCCACTAACCATATCTGATTGTATCAAATATAAAATGGAGATACAAGATTCTATAGAATATCAAGAGATTCACGAGTCAGACGATCTATTCCAAGCACACTGTAAGGGATGGTTTTATGCTGCAAGAGGTAGACCCCTTACCCTTAACATGATTAGAGCTTGCTATGATAGTAAAATAGGCTTTCTCACCCCCAATGAGATTAAAGCTCTCAAAGAGAAACATGGTAATGAGATGTATGTAACGGCAGGTATTGACTGGGGATCAAACGAATCAGGCAAATCATACACCGTATTCACTGTATTACTCTGTTTTAGAAAGACTGCCTATGAGCCTGAACACTTTCAGATAGCATACATGAAGAAATTCCTAACTGCACGCTCAGATACAGAAGAGGCACTAGACTTGATACCCTTAATCCTAAAGTATCATGTGGATAATACAGCAGCAGACCTAGGATTTGGTAAATCAGGAGTAAAAATATTACAAGATGGCTTACCACATCTGGGAGTAAAGGGACTAGGCAAAAGCAAAGTCAAAGGTGTATTTACTCTAGGCAATTTACTGGAAGAGACTCATACGTATTTAATGGATGCTGAATATGACGAGAAAAAATTTGGAGTGAAAAACCCATTTCTAAAGGTTCACAAAACAGAGAGAGTTGATCATCTTGTTCAGATAGTAAAATCCACAATTCCAGACAAGGAAGATCCTACTAACAAAGAAAAGGCTAAACCTAAGATGGTTATTCCCTATGAGAACCCTCATGATGTGGATTCGTTAGAACAGGGATTACTAAAGATAAAGCGTGCTGATCTAGAAGATGACACACTAGGCATGAAATCAGAAGGCGACAAAAGACAACACCCAGAAAAACTATACGAGCATTACTGGGATGAAGTCTCTGCTCTTATTCATGCATTTATTGCATTTGAAAATTGTGACCCTGGAGCATATACTATGAGAGTAGTTAAAAGAAGACATTGACAGGGTGTATATCATGAAATATCCAAAACTAAAATGTGAAGATAAGCAAAATACCAAAGATTGGAATAATTAAAGTTATTAAGATTAAACAGTTTTATTAATAACTTTTATATCTAAATATTTATATTCTTAATAACGTGAAGGTGAACTAACTTAGTTATGTGCCTAGGTCACAAGCACGGCACGACCTGTAAAAGGGTGGTGCGCACATATCGACATGTCCCCTCTTGGGAGAAATATCAACTATGTACCAAATGCTCCAAAGATCCACGTACTATCGATTATAGATTAACCATGAATATGTCTCAAAATGCATATAATTCTTAAAATCGTTTTCAAGTTGTGAAATGGTCTTTTCGAAGCCTAAGAAATAATGTAGTTAAATTTATTCAGCCTCCAAGTTATACTCCAAGAGCAACCAAAAACATTCCTGCACTATCCTTACAATCATTACGTCATCATATGAGCACACCAATCACTGAGTTATCCCCTGGAATGTCACAGCCAGTCTGGGGTCCTGAACTATCTACAGTTGGTGCATATTCCAGAGAGGGCTACACATCAAAAACATTTGATACGCCAGCTATCCCATTTAGTACTCAGGCATTGGCCTTACAACTTGATGAAGACGTACAGCTTGTAATTAATAGACTAGCCTCACAAGTTACAGGCGGAGAACATTACATCAAGACTGCCACCCAAGAATTAACTGATTATCTGGAAGAATTCTCACACGACATAAACTTTGACACATTTGATACTATACTGATTAAAGAATTATTATGGTATGGTAATTCAATTTGGAAGCCACGCATGGGCATACAAAATGTAAGATCCTTTGATGATCTGATGCATATTCCTATTTCTTCATTTGTGAGGGTGTGGTGGGACAGACAGCGACAACCATACAAGTATGAGTTTAGGGGAGCAGAATACCAAGGGTATCATAATTCAGGAGAAATTCTCCACTTTAACTGGAATTCAGTTGATGCTTCTGTGTTTGGTACGGGCTTTGGAGTATCTGCCACTTCAGAGAGAGTTTTTAATATGGTGATTAGTGGTGATAAGGTACAGCAAGTTACGTTACCCTCCATGCTTGATAGGAAATATGCAGTTGAATTTATCATGCAGATGGCAACGCAAAGATATGTAACAAGAAACGTGTATGCTGCACCAGGAGCCAATGAGGATGAAAGGAACCAACTACAATCATTTGTGGAACAATTGCAAATAGGTGAAGATCTAGTAGCTGGTACACAAGTAAACGTTCAAGAACTAGGTACTAATACGCGTTCATTTAATCCTACAGAGTTTACTGAAACTGTCAACTCACCAATTATGAAAGCATTAAATGACTTTTCAGGCAAGCAAGGCTCTGAGAACTCACACACCTTCGCAAATGCAGAAACAGCAAAAGAAGAATCAGATGGCGGTTTATCAGCATTCACCATAAATGCAAAGACCCAGCTCGCAAAGAAGTTATTCCAACCTTGGTATGAGGCCAACCCATTTATGGGGATGCAATATTTGGATGGGTTAATCCCTGTAGAGTGGAAAGATGTAAAGTTTGACCTTAACTTTGGCACAATAGAAAAGAAAGACATTCCAATAGAGCAGCAAATTAAATTGATGGAGATGTATCTTGCTTTAAACATTCCAAAGAATCCTAAAACAATAATGAAGATGTTTGAGCAGGCAGGATTACCCATTAATGATGATGACTTTGAGATGATAGACCAACAAATGAATGATCCAGGAGGTGCAGCAGTGTTAGATAATGTAGGGGATGATAGTAATGACACATCACATCTACCACAGAGTGATATTGGGGGTGGTGAGATAGAGCCACAGTTTAACAATCAGGTGATGGGAAGTCCTCCGATGGATGATCCTATATATGATGATATGATGAAAGATGTAAGGGGAGATAATATGATTCCTAGTGATTATCACCAGTCAGATGTATCACAAGACTTTGATACTGGAAGATATTACGAAACCAAGAGGAAGAAACAATGAATACATTAAAAAAATTACTAAAAAAGATTCGCGAGTCAAAACTTTACAAATGGTTGAAAAGGAAATGAACAAGATAACAATACGAATTGTTCCAAATAGTAACATTGAGATATTTCTCTCAGTTGTAAATGAAGAGGTTCCCATATATTGTTGCACGAAAAATAATTTGGAGATGTGGAAATAAAACGAGTTCGGAAATAGTTGGAACACCAATAAAAAGTAAATTCAATGTTTTGTCAATTGGTGGGGCGATTGCATTGATTGTCTTTGTTATCTACAGTGTTTAAAATGCATATAATTCTTAAAATCACTTTTAATTATTGCCAGAAAAACTCGAAAGATGCGTAGATAAAGTAAAAGGAGAAAAAGGCGTAGACTCTGCATATGCCATATGTAATGCATCTATAGAAGAGAGTATGAATAAACAAATTATTGAAGCCAGCTTAAACAGGAAATGTAAATGCCAGAAAAAGACTTGATAATACTAGACAAAAACACTCTAGAGAAACAAAAACAACTGCGCTACAAAGAACTAGAGAATCGAGGAATCCCAGAACCAGAAAGAAGTAGAGCAGTAGAAGCAGAATTTACAGACTATCCAAATCCTGAACATGTCATACCTTGGGGAATACCTATAACTGGAATAGATTTGGCAGGAAACATTAACCTTGATTTAATATTTGCATCAAAGGAACCTCCAGTAATCCAGCCAAACACTCCATATACGGAACCATTCCCTACAAGTTCAGTAAATCCATACCCAAACAATCCAACACCTGATCCTAACAGTATAGGAATCAAATCAAATACGTATAATGTAACAAACTTTCCAGCAGAATCATCTACTAACTGGTTGGGAACTGCCAATGAGATAAACTCTGAACCACCATCTGTGGGTATAGAGGGATTTAATTCTCACAAGGCAATCCCTGAATGGCGTTATCCTGTAGAGCAATCACAAATGGTAGACATTAGTATACCTCCAATAATTATCGAGCCTAGCGGTCAGTTTAATGAGGCAGTAATACCTGAAAAGAAAAAAGAAGAAAAGAAATCATTTCTCAAGAAACTACTTCCTTGGATTGCTATACTGGGTGCAGGGTTCTCAGCCTCACAATTAGTTAATGATTATCTGGATGATGCACCAGAAGAGCCAGAAGCTAGAGAGAGATATTTTACCTATACACCAATGGAGTTAATCGCAGAGTTCACACTATCATCATCTCACACAGGCAGAGACGTATGTGATGATTACGCAGAAAAGACGTTTAATTTACTAGACATGGATAATCGACCTATTCTGCCAACCGAAGGGAAAGGATATGTAGAATTGACACACCCAAATTGCCAATGTACTTGGAAGATAGTAAAGAAACCAAAAGCAGGCGTAGACACACTAACTAGAAAACAAAATACAGAGTATGATGATATTAAATCCCACATTACAAAGGCTGCCAAAGATCACACTCTACATACAGTAAAGGCTGACGGCTCACTATCCAAAAGAACCAGAGGCACCAACCCAATAAAAGAAGCTATAGGAAAAATCAGACACCAAGTGAAGTGGCTATCTGATGAGTATCTCACAAAGGCAAAAGAGACTGCTGCAAACAACAATGGTGTATTATATTTGATAAGGGCTGCCACTGAGACAATCACGGATCATAGAAGTGAGGGTGAAC